GTCACGAGCAACTTTCAGTAAACAAACACTGACAAGTTGCATCGCTGCGGGTTACACTTACAATGTCGATAGTTATGTTGGCATGTGTGGTGCACCCATTGTGGCACAGAAAATTGCACCCATGTTGGTCGGTTTTCACGTTGCAGGACGTGTTGCCGATAAGTTGGGATTTGCTTCGGCAATTACCCTCGGTGACGTGGAGTATGCGATGGAGGTGTTGGCGGAAATACCTAGTGTGTTGTTAGCACACAGTCAGGGCACACTCAAGCCTGTCGTATTTGACAAGCCCATGTTGACTGAGCAAGCAATTCACCCAAAAAGTCCAGTACTTAAGTTGGAAGTGACTGATGTTACTCCGAATATGAATGTATATGGATCATGTTCTGGTAGAGCCACATACTATTCAAAAGTTGTGACCTCTTGTATCAGTCCTTTTGTCACCAAAATGTGTGGCGTGCCTCAGAAATGGGGCAAACCAAAATTTGGAAAAGGAAATCCTTGGTTGGAATCCTTGAAGTATTCTAGTAAACCCTCTTTTGGGATGGAACCTTCCTTGTTGGACCGTGCAATCACGGACTATGCTCGTCCACTTTTCACACTCTTAGATAGACGCCCACATCTTAAAAAGGAGATTCGTCCACTTACGCGGATGGAAGTTGTCTGTGGTATCGATGGTAAGAAATTCATAGACAAGATGCCTCCCAATACCTCTGTTGGTTACCCTCTCTCGGGTGCAAAGTCACAGTACTTAACGTACTTGGATCCGGAAGATTTTGAGGGTGTAGCATGTCCAGCTGAACTTGATCCCATGTTTTGGGAAGAGTATGACTCTGCAGTAGAGAGCTGGAAAATTGGTAATAGGTATCATCCAGTATTTAAAGCTTGTCTTAAGGATGAGCCAACACCGCTGGATAAGGATAAGGTGCGAGTATTTCAAGCCGCTCGTATTGTCCTACAACTTGCTGTCAGGAAGTATTTTCTTCCGATAGCACGGTTTTTGTCCCTATTTCCGGAACTTTCGGAGTGTGCAGTCGGATTGAATTGTATGGGCCCTGATTGGGACGCATTTCAAGCACATATTACGAAGTACGGAAAGGATCGTATTCTTGCTGGTGACTATAGCAAGTACGACCTACGCATGCCCGCCCAGTTAACAATGGCATCCTTTAAGGTATACATTAATATTGCGCGTGCGTGTGGTTACTCAGAAGAGGATCTTACCATTATGCATGGGGTTGCCACTGATGTGGTTTATCCTACTATTGCTTTTGATGGTGATCTCCTCGAGTTTGTGGGCACTAACCCTTCGGGTCAAAATATGACGGTGTATGTCAATGGTACTACCAATTCTTTATTGAAACGGTGTGCCTTGTTTAAGATTAAACCCGAAGTCAAAGATTTCCGTTCTGTTGCAGCTATTGGCACTTATGGCGATGATGTCAAGGGCTCGGTTAAACCGGGCAATGATGAATTTAATCATATTTCCGTTGCCAAGTTTCTTGCAGAGCGTGACATGAAATTCACGATGCCGGATAAGACTTCAATTCCGGTACCTTATATGAAAGATTGTGATGCTGATTTTTTGAAGCGACATAATACTTACATACCGGAGTTGGGCTACCATTTGGGTGCCCTAGATGAGGACTCAATTTTTAAAAGTCTTCATTCGAATATCCGGTCCAAGGCATTGACACCCCAGGAACTTTCTGCTACGTGTATTGATGGGGCGCTACGTG